GCGAAAGACAGTGCGTCTTTTGCATTAAACTGTTGAGGGTTAAGAACCCGGTAGGCATTAATGGTGTTCACCGGAAAGTTTTCCGGGCTGAAGGTCAGCACATTAATTCCGTTTTCTGTATCCTGCTTACAAACACGTGTTCTGGCTGCTGTATCAATGGATGGATAAACCTGACCATTCTGGTAATCATTGATTGACTCAACCCCATACTATGAAATTGTCACGCTGTCAGCTCCCAGCCAGTTAATACATTTCTGGCGTGAGAACGGAATATCATTCAGTGTTAGCACAGGGGTTGCCAACACAGCACCGCGCATTTTAATAATTGATGTCATGTGAACCTCAGATATTTATTAATACAGCATCTAAATCGAAATCACGATAGGCGTTATATGTCCCTCGCAAGTAGACGACAGTATTTGTATCATGGTATTTCAGGATGCCATTGTCCTGATAGTATTCTCGGAAAACCAGCGGCCTACAGATTTTCCGGCCATCTTTAACCTCGTCCAGCAGGGTCCCATTCCAGGCAGAACCGTCATAGACATATCGGGTTAACTGACCAAGGGCGGGAATTTTCACCCAGTTACAAACGAGAACATCAGTTGCAGAAATGATAGTGCCGCCTGGCACATAAAACGTCGCATCATCATTATTCATTGGAGAACCGCAGTCGCCTATATCATGTATTACAGGTGTCCCTCCCGAAAACTGTGACATTTTCATTCGTCGATAAGAATAGTTGGATGCATTGAATTCAGCGATAAGAAATAATATCGACACTCCATCATCCTTGACTTCAAACAACCGTTTTGTGTTGGTTGGTAAAGAGGCTTCAAAGACTACATCAGGGATGCCATTTAAGAAGGGGTCAATATATCCATAAGTCATAATATCAGGCAGCGCTGTGATTCCACTATAATTGATGAGGGATTTATCACTCCATTTGATTTTCATATATAACACGCGCGTGTCGGTCGAACGTGGATGCTGTTGGATCGCGAGATGAATGGCGTTCCCGTCCACACTCTGGCAAGTGGTCATATACAAATCGGAACCGCCGATAAATGCATTGGATTGCCATGTCCTGCCGTTGTCTGTTGAGTGATGTGCGACCCAGCGCGCCGAATTCGTAGATCCCCGACGGGCAAATACCAGAATCTCATTCTGATTAAATGGGTTTCTGTAGGACTGGGCATAGGTCATATTTGACGTGTCAGATACAACCTCTGGCCCGGAAATATTCGCAGGATCTAACGTCTGCGATGACCACTTCCGAAGCCAGACATTCGCCCCTGAGTGATCAGACTGAAAAATCTGTATGGGAACTTCAGCACCGGCGCGCGTATCGAGCAAAATCGACGGTGCATCATGGTCGTCCGTTGATGCCGTATCGCCCAGAACAGCAGCGCGAGGGCCAAATTCATAGCACCCAAATTTTCCACGCTCACCCTGTCGGCGGCAGATAGCCAGGTTTCCCAGGATTCGCTCAGGCCCGGTCGTCCCCAGCCGAACGCCACTGAAAAAATAATCCCGCCCGAACTTCACAGCGACGTTATTGATCCACTGGTTATAGCCAATCTCACTCACCAGGGCATTTTCATAGACCTGGGGAGAAATAACCGGGGAAGATACCGCAACGGGTGTAGGTTCTGCACCACTACCCGGTGAGGCGTCATGAGTCTCACCGGAGTCGTCAACCCAACGCAAAACGTTTCCATTTTCATCCAGTTCAACATGCGCTACGCCGGGTATTTGTGTGACGGAATACACCAGATCGGAACCGTATTTCAGTGATAACCCTGGAACGTGAGTTGCTCCACTATCCTCGCCGAACATAATGACACCGCTTTCCTCATCCTGTAGAAGGAAGGGAATGCCTGGAAGCACCTCGCTAAATAGTCTGGTTGTCACATATTCATCGACAGGTTCGACATATTCCTGTGATGGCATTTTTCGACCGGTAGGTTGCAGTGTCCCGCCAACGTTCATGACCTCAATCGCGAGGGCGATGTCGTCCGGGCTGCGGTAATACGTGGTGCTCCCCTCGGGGATATTCGCGATATCCGCCTGCGCCGCTGCCAGTGTCTGGTATTGCTTGCTGAGCGGGATAAGGTTCTGCCTGACCTCATCGTTTTTCGCCATCATTCCGCGCCAGGTATCCAGATTAACGCCTGCGCGGTCTGGTTCAGTCAGCGCAGACCCATTGACCAGCTTATCCAGGCGCTCGGCGTTATCGAGCAACACAGCGGGAGACGTGCTCCCCAGCTCCGGGTTAAAGGCCATGTTTTTTGCTCCAAAAAGAGGCTTCGCCCAAACGAGGGTTTGAGCGAAAGAAAAGTTGAAAGGGATTTTTTTGGTATTAAGCAGCGTCGCCGGGGTATGTGGCGTCGTCGTACTGGTAGAACGATTCGAGGTATTCTTTAGCGGTGACCTGACAGGTGCCGTCAGACTGCGGGGCGATCTCCTCTACAATGGCGTCGTAGACGTGGCGCGTTGAGCCGCAGAACACCAGGCGGATCGGCTCGATGGTTGCCGACGACAGGTCAACCTTCGTCGGGTCATCAAACTCGCTCAGGTGCGGGACTGACAGCTGAAAATCACCCACCCTGCTCGCCACCATCAGCCCGGATGCAGAGCCATCCTGATAGCGGATCAGCGCTCGGGGGTTTTCGAAAGACCAGTCCAGCGGCTCCGTAACGGTGAACGTTGTCACGCCACCAGCCGTTGTCATCGCCTCCACCAGACAGGAAATCGTGTTGTTACCCGGAATATCATCCGTGAGCACAATGCGATCGCCAGTGTTGTAGCACAGCGCGTCCAGCTCGGTAGTGGTCTGGAACGTCACCCGCTGCAGCAGGTATTTCATCAGGCGACGCATGCCGATCTGATAGGCGTGGTCCTGAGTAAGTACCCCGTCAAGTTTGTAGTTCTCGATTTTCACCGGCGTGGGATTGTCCGGCGTCCGGCATTTAACGGTCTCCTCTGCCCAGGTAGTCCCGTTGATGTACGTCACGTCGACACCATCAAAATCATCATCTGAGGGCACGGTAAATCCGCTCTGCAGCTCCTCCACCATCTCATGCGGAGTGATCACACCGGTCCATGGCTTAATCCCCTCGCGGTTGACCGTCGCCAGGCCATCACTCAGCAGAAAACGTGACTTCCCGGCATTGGCTATCTTCTGCAGCATTTCCAGCGCCGAGATACTGTCGCCCGTGGCGAAATCGAAATTTTCGCCCCGTGGCGTCCAGTACGCGGATTCCAGCGCGTTGATGGTGTCGACATCCATTTCCAGCCCAAGAGAGTTCGCGACATGCAGCAGCGCTCCCGAAATGGTTCTGGCCGTTCCTGAGTCGTAGGCCCGCGTGGCCACAACGTTTACGCGGCGGTCCGACTGCGCCGCCAGCTTCCCGCCCGTCTCAACGGTCACCGCCATCAGCGACACGCCGGGATAGGATGAAGGGCGCGTCAGCAGTCGCCCGCGCAGTGCCTGCCAGTACATACTGTCTCGCGCGTTGTTTGAGCCCTGCTCATTGCGCCGACGGCAGCGAACCTCTACCAGCCCCGGAGAGCTGAGGGTGATCCGCTCAGTGAAACCTAACCCGTTGACGTTTTTCAGCGCATACTCGCCCTGGTGACTCACCCACCCCGATCCGGAACCGTAGACGCGATACTGTATCTCCCACTCCACGTGGCGGATCCGTTTTTTGCCCTTACTGTCAAAGCCACAGATGCCGTTCGGGAAGGAGAAATTCACCTCGAATGCATCCACCACTTCATTCTCAGGGCAAACCAGGAACGGCCCCAGCCAGCTCAGCGTGTCGTTAAGACCAGTGGCCTCATAGTCGATCATCGTCCTGGCGGTGAATCCCGGCCATGACTCATCAACGGCACCGGAAACCAGGCGCGCCACCGTCGCCGTCGTGCCGTCAGCTGACACAATCCGGTACTCATTCCCGCGGTGAGCAAGTGAAAGCCGTTGCACCCCCTCCGGCATGCCGGAAAAGGCCGTTCCCGTGGCAGAGTTATAGGCGAGTGTCACATTCGCCGTTACCGCCGGGCTGCCGCCGGTTGATGCCGTGCCGGAGGTGTAAACCGGGGCATCACCGAAAACAGCTGCAGGCAGTGAAGAGGACGTGATCGCCCCACCCGCGAACGGACTGGCCGACTCGGTTATCAGTACAGTTCCGCCGTTGTCCTGCGCAACCAGGCCGGAGCCAGTGAGTCCCTCGGTGATGGCCGCCAGCAGTCCCGACATCGAGACGTAGTTAGCAACCAGCGACACCGGGTAGGTAACCCCCTTCCAGGTGATCGTGAACGTGCTGGAGCTGGTCGAAAAATCGTAGGTGGTCGGGGCCGCACTGGCCTGGACTTTTGCCGCACTCCCCCCGGTGCCGGGCACTGCAGCCTGACCGGGGGTATATGACGCGATAAACAGATCGTAATCGACAGAGTTAAACCCCAGCGTCACCGGCATACCTACTACCGGCGCGATCTCCGTCAGCAGCGGGCTTGCGATAACGCTGTATCCAGCCGCCGTGGTGATCTGGTAGTTCGCCGGGGCTTTAAGTTCGACCACGGCGCCAGCGACCCAGCTGGGCGGCAGTGCGTTATCGTTCTCGTCATTATCGTCATCATCATCCGTATCCAGCCCCGTAAACGTCACGCTCGATCCGGAGACGGTCATGCTGTCTGCGATAATGTCGTCTGCGTCCGGCGACGTCTGGGCCATATCCAGCCCGGTGCCGGATGACGTCCCGCCAACTTCGGTGGAGTTGACCCAGTTTTCGCTGCGCTCATCACCGGAAACGTCCGCGCCTGGCGGGTAATGGGTGCTGCTGAATCCCGGTAGCGTTGAAGCTGGCGTACTGCCAACCCTGATATCGCCATTGGTATAAATCAGATCACCGACACCGAGACACAGCAGCATCTGGACGCGCATTTTCGTAGGATCGGCGGCATCAAACCGGGTAACCGGCTGCACCACATAATCAGGGTAGATACGCACCCGGCCAAATACCTCACGAATGGCATCACCGAGTTTTGCGGTATTCGCCTTTGCCGGGTTCAGGTCGAGACTCCGCCCTGTGGATGAGGTATAGCCGCCCGTATCGATGTTGCTCATCATAAAGTACGAATAGGCTGCAGCGGCAACGGAGATACCGACGCCGATCCACGCGATTGTGGCGGCCTCCAGCCCGAAGGGAACCGGATAAAGCCTGACATCACTATCAGGGCGAATCACACACTTAGCCCACTCGCCTGGCGGAATTAATAGCCCCTCAACCTCAACGGTCAGCGGTGGGACATCCCGATCCTCGTAGCCTTCAACATTTGCCACCAGCCACTTGCGAATACTGGTTACACCATGCTCATGCGTTTCGAGTGGTTCACCGGGAAGCCGGGACGGGTAAAAACGAATGGTCATTGCCAGAACTCCACTTTGACAAATCGCCGCTTAAACCGCGGCAACGGCAGAAAGGTGACGTTCGTTCCCGGATTGCATTCCGCCACATGCAGCAGACCATCGATACTGACCACGATCCCTACGTGGGTGACAGTCGACCCGGAATAACAGGCCACCCCGGCCCCTTCGCAGGGTTCGCAGCGCTCAAGGGTAAGCATCATCCGGCGCGCTTCCCGGTCGAGGCCGCCGTCGTCTTTGGTGACCCCTGCAAAATCGGGCCAGACGGGTAAATTCAGGTCGCGGCGTATCTCGTTCACAATGCCGAAGCAGTCGAGCTGCGGGTATACGCGCCCGCCCTTCAGCCAGGTGACTGAACGGTATTTATCAGGGTTAAACATTGGGATTCCTTAGCTGATATAACGCAGTCCGGGGAATACAGGTAGCGTGTAGCGGTAACGTGGCCAGGCTGTATCAAGGATATTCATATAACCCGCGGTAATCTGCGCCTCTGTCGCCGTCCAGTAACCAGACTTGATTTTCAGCGTATACGGCACTTCCGCAGGGGCCGCTAAATCCGTGGAGATATAACGCCGGTACGTCAGCAATGCAGACAGACGGTTAGCCAGCGCATAGC